GGCTAATGCCCCCCCGGATTTGTGTATTTTGGTGAAATTTCATCAGAAGCACAATTTCTGTATTTCGATGAGCCATGTATTTGCTTTTGTATTGTATTTCATTTTCATCGAAGAGAGATGATATGATTATAGTACGTTAGACATTACATGTTATCGGTACACGAGTTTTCTCCCTCACCAGGGACCCGTGGTCAGCGGACCTGACCCTTGCTCACTCTATGAGTGAGCCCGATATTTGCGTACGGCACTTTGTGCCTAGGCGATCCATCGATTGATGGATTGTTTGACTTGTTAAGTATGAGCTTATACTTGTTGAAGTCAACTCAATAGTCGTAGTGCGACTTACCCATGAATTCAGAGAATTTCTCCCATATATATGGTAATTCATGTGTAGCCCTTTAGGTTCAATGTCTTATGAATGGACATTACCCGCACCATGCGTTTGTTTACAGGTTCATTACCTTGATCAATGACTATTATTGTTATGATTTGTCAAATCTAATTGAAACGTTTATCATAATAAGGATGGAATGTGAAATTAAATTGCATATTAGGTTATGCTTTGTTTTAGTAACTACCCATTTAAACCAAACAGGTTAAAACCCCAAAAGTTCTGGCGAGCTGGGATCCTGCCTTATTTTATAGACACATCTTTACAGTGGACATTTTAATGACATTGATAGTTCCGGATATCTCCGGAAGTTTCTAATCGCGATAACATCAACACGTTTGCAGGTGTATACTCCTGCGCAAGGGAAAAGGATGGTATAGTTGAGTGACCGAATTATTAGTAGGCTACACCAACTGTATTGCGTTTTCTGATTCGAAAAATGGAAACTTTGGGATTTGTTGTCGGAACCCCCTTTTATAACAAAATGAATCGCCAATTTTTTTCTAAACCCACTTTTGAAGCTGTAGAATCGTCAGCATTTGATTTTGAAGCCAATTTATGGAGTAAGCTGCGTGAAGCGGCAGAACTTGAACGTCATGAGAGTCATTTCCTACTACAATGCACGGTTAAGTCGGAGTCTTTGGATGTGTCCGTCACACCAAGCTTTTTGCTTAGCTCTTCAGAGAAGCGTGGAATTGCATCAGCTAAACATAGAAGACATAAAGAGTTACATAAAGAAGATATGAAGAAATATAGAGCAGCATCGAAGGAACGTACATTAAACAGACGTAAGGCACATTGCGTGCCAGAATATTGTGAGACGGTACCAGAAGCTAAACATAGGAGATTAAGACATAAAACCGTTTATCAATTCGCCCGCCCTTTTATCAATAAAGCGCATCACATATATAGATTGTATGGAGAATCTTACGATTTTAGGTTGGGAGAGATTGATAAGTTACGATCTATACCGTTTGAGGATTTGCGCATGACGCCTTTGTGTAATGATAGAGAATATGACATTTTTAAGATTTTGTATGAAACGGCAGATGAGAGGATTTCATTTTACTATTTGGTAATGGCATATCTGTTTTTTACTGGTGTTGTTGTCCGTCTAGTGGAAGATTTACCTGAACTTGAGAATGTTCCTTTGCCAGATATAAAACCCGAAGGTGATTTCGAGGAGAAGTCCCCAACTCATTTCGAGGAGGAGAGTTTTTTGGAAGAAATTCGACAGATCGACATGGCATGTATGGATCCTGAGTTTGAGGAGAAACGATATGATCCTCCACAGCATAAACCTCGAAGGAGAAAATCGGTTCGGTTTCCTCGTAGAAAGGAGAGTTTGGAGGAGACGAAAGATTATTCTCCTGATCTTAGTCATGCCATTCCAGCAGAGAAATCACCAATTTCCTTGCTTCTAACTGATCATGTTGATTTGCGTCAAGCAGTTATTGAGATGACTAGTATGATGTATACAAAATGGTCTAATCACAGCTGGACGATTGAAGTTGGTGCTAAAGCCAGTGAAGAACTGTATTTGTTTCTCGATGTGGAAGAGACTGTGAGATCTTGGAACACGAAGAAGCATATTGATTTGTGTATTGACGACATTCAAGTGAAGTTAGCGCGTTACACTGCTCAGAAATCATTCTTCGCTACCATTTTGTATTATCGCTTGGTTGTTTTGATAGATGAGTTGTTTCAGATAACTGAGTTGAATCGAATTGGGACTATTAGTTCGGCAAGTTTGAATGAGCTAGCTGATGTTCACGTTCAATTTGGTATGTATCAAGACAAACATCCTAATGAATTTCGTTCACAGATGTCTAATGCCTTTGATTCTGCGATGGTGCTGTATTTAGATGTCGTTGAGAAGTACGTTGAGAATCTGAAGTTAAAGCAGCAATTCGCGAAATATGGTGACATGGCACGCAAACCCAAGAGTGTGAAGGATGCAATTGAGTTAGCTGGAATTCGAGTTAAGGCTCGATATGACCAGATTAGAAATGGCATCTTCGATTCCATTGAGAGTAAAATACCGAGCAAGTTCAAGAAAGCTCGTGCCTCACTTGCTGGGATGTTTAAGACGTTTTATGAACAACTTGACGACATCTATTTGAAATACCCATGCATAAAGGACATACTGGATGTTGGGGAGTTTGCGATGGTTCTTTACTCCTTGTGTTACCATAAACATACAGCGGGAAGTGCATTTGTGCTGGTATACAGCTTTGCACGTATCCATTTTGGTAGACTCATGTCAGGGACCATAGCAGGTATGTGTTCAGCACTTGTGAAAGCATTTATGGAACATCCAGTCCAAATTAAGGAGGAGGGCTTGGAAGAATCCCTTCAATGGGCATCTAGATCAATTGATTATGTTATCACATCACCTTTGGCGCAAGCCATTTCTAAATTCATTGCAGCGCTTTGTGCATGGAAGACATTTCCCAAGGAGGTTGCTTTGCGCATTTATCAATATATCGATAAACCAAAGGAGAATCTGAATATACCCACAGTTATCCAGATGTCGCTTGATCTTTTCGCCAAACTGGTGCGCGTCACAAGACTCCTCTGGGAGGGTAATGGGTTATCGAAGGCCCTTTTTGAGGACGATCCATTGGCAGCAGCCATTGCTCAAACAGCTGATTTGATGTTGTGGAAGGATAAACTCTATGATGGGCGCGAAGTAGTAGGCTCGAAAAGTCAGACAGAGTTTTATCAGGAGGCTGCTGGTCTGTTGCAATTGTTTCAATCATATAGAGAGAAGCACAGACCAGGAACACCACAGTACTCCACTATACAACGGCATTATATGACGCTATTGAGTGCTGTTACGGATATCAATCTGAAAATTTCCGGAGGCCACAGACGAACACCCATGTTCATTGTTGTTGCAGGTCGTCCAAATATAGGTAAGAGTACAATTCTGAATTATATAAATTTTCTCATGGCTGAGGTTATGGGGATCGAGTATAAACCAGAGATGGTGTATCATAGAATTGTGACTTCTGAATATTGGGAGACGTACAATCCAGTGTCCCAGCCTTTCATACATTATTCCGAGTTAGGGAACATACATAGGAATATAGCTGGCAAGGTTGGAGATCCTGCCGTCACGGAACTAACATCTGTTGTGGATTCAGTGCCTTTCCCGGTTAACGTTGCTTTTGAAGGAAAGGGTAAGGTTTTTTGTATTCCGGAGTTGGTTTCAGCTGATACGAACAATGGTGAGCTCAATTTGGGGGTTATTGTGAATAATCCTGCAGCCTATTGGAGGAGGATAATCATGGTGACGCCTGAACCCCTTCAGGAAGTTCTTAATGCTGAGGGTGGTATTGATTCGGAGAAGATTGCAGCCTTGCCTAGGGAATTGGAAGGATGGAAATTTTCAGTTACCCATTATGCAGCCGTTAACTCCGTTAAAGCTACTCCTGTCATTGATATGAAGAGTGGCAGTGTTGATGAATTTACAGATTTGATGAAAGGTAAGATGCGCGCTCATATTAAGAATCAGACAATCATGATTAAGAGCAGAACCAATGACAAGATGAGAGGATATGGTACGCAACCCGCTGTTGCACTTGAGGAAACTCGAGCTGTAATAGCTGATAAGCTCGAACGACTGATGAATGATTTGAATGAGCCCGAAGCCCCAGTGAAAGCTGAAGCGATCAAGACAATCGGTGAGGCTGATGTTGGGGGCTTGAGACCGTTTTATCAGGAAGATATGGATCAACAGCGTGAAATAAAGCAAAATTTTGAGAATGTATTGCAGAAGGCGATCAAGGAGAAAGATGTATCGCAACAGGTATATTTCACTAAGTTGAGTGCAGCCATTTCAGATGTAACGTGGGACACCATTGCGCATTGGAAAGTAAAAGCTTTGGCTTCATTTTTGCTACCCCGTGTGCGCGACCTACTTGTGTGTAGTATAGTGTTCCTGTGGTGGTTTAGAGTAATAGCTTTTACACACATGGTGTTGTTGCTGGCACTGATTTTTAGTCACAATTGGGGAACCGCTGAGACTTTGAAGACCAGTGGTAGACATGCATTTTTGCAAGAATTGCGTACTAAATTGGAGCGATCCAAACAGCGTATGAATCAATTTTTGGGTGATAAGCCTAATTTTGCTCCAGCCATGTATACATCTCTTGTAGTGGCAATCCCTGTGTTAGTTGCTGTTTTGTATCTTGTTTTTAAGAAGGACAAGGAAGATAAGGAAGTTGAGACTTCAAAGCCTGTGGAGGTTCCTGTCGTACATATAAGACCAGAGGCTACCTCGACCTTTGTTCATGAAACTGATACTACTGCACGAATTAGAGCCCTGGAAGAATCCATACAGGCGGGAAATGTGATTACTCGTATTAAGAATGAACAATTGTCCGTATGGAATGACAAAATTGAGAGGAGTCCTAATGTACATACTGGGGATCTCAAATCCCTATCGCAGTGTGTGAATCACAATGTGCATCAAGTGGCTCTTTTACAAGACACCAGTAGACTCAAAACCCATATAACTGGAATTTGCGGAAACTTCGCCTTGATAAATTCTCATGTTCTGAAGAAGTTCAAATTTCCAGTTAAATTACGAATCTATAATGCACCGGGAGATGAAACAGCCTACAGAGAATCACAAATTAGAGAGAAGGATTGCGTTCATTTGGGCAATGATGTTACTGTGATCCGTGTGTCCAGTAGGCAATTTAAGGATATACTAAAACATTTTACAGCGAACACTAACCTTCCGGGGGTTGCTGAGTGTATGATTGATAACTGTTACGTTACAGGATCTCGTGCGATAAATATCGACATTAATGGCGGTAAGGAACCAAATATCGTGGAGTTCGCGTACCAGTACAATTGGAGCAAGCACACATATGGTAGTTGTGGAACACCATTGTTGATGAAGATAGGCAATGGTTGTAGTTTGGTGGGATTGCATTGTGCTGGTGCTGTTGATGAGTCAATAGGCATTAGTTTTGCAGGCACTGTTGTGCGTGAGAAGATCGCAGCTGCTCTAAAGGTATTGGAGAATGATATACTCATGCCACTTAAGAGTGAGAGTTCAGAGATGATGCGATGTGAATTTCCAATAGCGAAATCACCTTTTGTTCATGAGAATTTTCATAATCTGGATTATTACGGCAAGCTACCCGGACCAGTTACGATTACCAATAAATCAAAACTCAAGCCCTCAATCTTTCAAAAAAGGGGTTTTCTAGAGGAGTTGTTTTACAACACTGTTGGTCACGTGCGTAGTACAGTTTTTGTACCCCCTGTAATGATGCCTACTGTGATTGATGGAACATGGACTTCTCCTTATAACTTGGCATTGCGTGAGCTTAATACGGTAAAACCCGCCTTGGATAGAGATGTTTTATCCAGGGTTATTAAGGAGATTGTCGATAGGGTAGTTACAGGTTTGAGAGAGAACGGAATTCCTGAGCTCAAACCGCTCACACTTGAAGAGGCTGTGAATGGTGTTGAAGAAGATCCTTTTATCAGAAGAATTAATGCATCGACAGCTGCTGGATTTGGATTCACTGGTAAGAAGCGTGATCATTTTCATTATCCTAATGGTGACTTCTCTAAAGCAGAACCGACGGAGGAAGTTCTTAAGGAGGTTGAGAAGCTTATCAATGCATACGACAAGGGTGAGACGCCGCAGGTAGTTTACAAGGCACAGTTGAAAGACGAACCGAGAGACCGACAAAAAGTTGCTAAAGGTAAGACACGCGTTTTCTATTCTGCTTCTCTACCATCATTGATTGTTGGTCGTATGTTTTTAGGTCCGATCTTTTCCACCATGGTTAGTCATTCTAAGTTGTATTGTGCAGCCCTGGGAATTGATATGCATACACAATTTGATGGTATGATGAAGTCTATGCGTGAATTTTCTGAGGAATCAATTGAGCAAGATTATGAGAAATTTGATCAGAAAATGGCATTTGACATTGGATGGGGCTCAGCATCGACAGTATACGCAATCGCAAAGGATATGGGATATAACGAACGAGCGCTGCGTATTTTACAAGGCATACTTACAAGTAATCTCTTTCCACTGATACTCATGAATATGGACCTCTTCTGTGCAGTAGCAGCACAACCATCGGGCAAACCGTATACTGCAGAAGACAATACGCTGCGTGGCTTGATCATGATGATGTATCTATGGTATATCAATGAGAGTACTAAGGATTTGGATTTCTTCAAGCATATGTTCCCCAATCTGTATGGTGATGATCTTGTAGCACCCACAAAAGTTCCTAAGTTGTTTAACAATGTGATATATGCTAAATTGGTTCGAGAACATCTGGGTATGGGTACTACACCTGCACGAAAAGGTGAACAATTTGTCGAGATAATTCCAACAATCGAGACTAGTTTTTTGAAGAGAACAGCACGATTCAAGCCAGACTTGAATAAATTGGTAGCTACGTTAGAGATGGACTCCATATATAAATCATTGGAATGGATGTTACCCTCTGATGCTGTTACAGATTTAGAGCAAATTACAAGTACTGTTTCATCTGCCCTTAGAGAGATGTTTTTCCATGTTGAGGAACCACAATATACAGCCTTTGCTGATGGTTTAAAGGAAAGACTTGTTCAAGGATACAGTTGGGCAGAGACCGACCACATTTCGCCATGTATACTCAAGTATGATGATCTGCTCGAGTATTACAAGACGAAATGTGAGTAGGTCAATTTGACCTACCTTGGGTCACAACACAAATACATAAAATTGGTTTGTATTTGTGGTGACCCAAGAAGATCCCCTAAGACCGCTCGGGGATATAAAATAGAGCACAAAACCTTCGTCCTATCTAAGCAGTTCGTAATGGTAGGATTCAATTTTGAACGAACTATGGCTACACATTATTCCGAATTAAAAAGTTTCTTAGATCTATTAAGAGACGAATACAAAGAGGCCGTTTTCGCCCTTGATGCCGTACCCGCACCATTGCCAGGTTTGACCATGTCACAATTGAAGGAGGAACCAAGTTACATGACAGATCCCGCCTTTCGAAGATTAGTTGATGCATATGTTGATGCTAGTGAACGTGTTCGCTCTCTCGATATTACCATTAAAATGATTGAGAACGGTGTCTTTAATTTGTCGCGTGAGATGGTTAAACCAGAATCAGATTACATGGCCGATGGTGAGATAAAGGATAAAGTCATGGAGAAACATGAAAATGTTGTGGATGTTGTTGGTGAACCTAGTATTCAGACCGATGCTGGGTTTGTTTCGTACAACCCAACTTTTACAGATACACCCATGGAACTTAACGAATTTTTATCTCGACCCATTCAGATATCCACGTTCCAGACAGCACCTGGTGCTTATGTTGACGTCATGCTTAACCCGTGGTCACTGTACTTAGCCCAACCTTCGGTTAGAGCCAAGTTGAAGAACTATGCATTTATGCGCGCCACCATGAACATTAAGGTCGTTGTTTCAGGGACTCCTTTTCATGCATTACAAGCGGTGCTTGCATATGTGCCTTTACCATATGGTAATGAGGTTGCCTTTGAATACGCTTTTAACGCCTGGACTGGTTCGTCATACAGACAGAGAAAGATTACATGGCTGTCTCAAGCCAAAGGAGCAAAGGTAGTTCAGATAAGAGATAATCAGCCTGTTGAGATTTCAGCACCATTTGTGCACGTCTTGCCAGTCATATCTTTGTGGAAGAAGAATCAAACTACAATAATTACAGCTGGATCGGATTACGACTCAGTCAATGACTTGGGTAGATTTTTCATCACATCGCCAATTCCTCTGACTGACTGCGCGACTGCACCTTCCAATGCGTCTTGGTATATATATGCTTACTTGTCTGATGTTCAATTGGGATGTCCTACCAAGACAGTTGTAGAGATTACTTCTGAAGGAGATGAGAGGGAGGCTGGTCCAGTTCAAAGAGCAGCTACGGCTGCTGCTGAAGTTGCAGACTCACTCACATCGGTTCCTTGGCTAAATCCCTACGCCAAAGCTTCTAGCATAGCATTGGGAGCATTATCCCGTATATCCAGCTTTTTTGGATGGTCGTATCCCACAATGAACAATGAACCCATGCGCATGAAGAATGAACCTTACAGGAACGCCGCGAATACTATAGGATATGATCTTGGACAGAGGATCACAGTTGACCCCAAGCAAGAATTGGTTGTTGATGCGAGAGTTGCAGGAGTCACTGAAGATGAGATGTCAATTGCAGCGATAGCTGGGAGAACTAGCTACTTTACTAATTTCGGTTGGAATCAATCTGCTGCCGCTACATCACCTTTGTTTAAAGTGCCAATTCACCCTTCGTTGGTTAGAAGAGAAGGATTGGTTACCGAAGTGCAACAGCCTACAGCATTAGCATTTTCTGCAACTCCATTCGCCTTTTGGAGAGGTAAAATTAAGATGAGATTTGATGTTGTTTGTACGCAATTTCACAGAGGGAAATGTGCGTTTGTATTTGAACCCAATGTTGGACAGAATGTGTTGATAGATTCAAGTGGGTTGACATTGAACAAGCAGCATGTATTTGTCTTGGATATTCAGGAGACCCAAACAGTTGAATTGTGCTTCGATTGGGCATCCAACAAAGCTTGGCTACTGAACCCTGGTTATATTGATTATACAGGCTCTGTTGATGCTAACCAAGAAGCGTACAATGGATATCTTGCTGTCTACCCTCTTACTCGCCTCCAATCACCAACTGCGGATAGCATTTATGTCAATGTTTACATTTCTGGAGAGGATATGCATTACAATTTCGTGAATGATCTCAAGCTTCCGACTACCAAGTTTGAGTCCGAACAGATAGATGATTTTACATGCGTAGATATTAATCCTACAGGAGCAAAAACAGATCACATACATGATTTACACTTTGGAGAGGCTATAACATCCTTTCGAGCCCTGCTTAAGAGGTTTGCAGTTATAGACAATGCCCAATTTAATGATTCTATTGATGTAGGTGTGTTTTACAGGTACATAGGATTGACTTATCCTCCCCTATACCCCAGTTCAAATGCAGATGTCCCAGCTGGTTATTCACCGAATTTGTTTTCATACTTACGACCAGCATACTTAGGCATGCGTGGGGGTATGCGATTTAGGGTGGATGTAGAAGGACCGTATTTTTCTAACCAAGCATCAGAAAGAGTGTTTATAATGTATCCAACAGATACACCCAACATTACAGGTATATCATTTGACACACAACCGCAGTCACCATTAGCTGGAACTGTTATGTTTGTTCCAAATACGAATGGGGGAGTTGAGTTTGAAGTTCCTTTTTACTCAAATCTTCTGTTTGTCACGACAAACGCTAGCAATTCTGTCGATACTGGATCTGTTACTAATTTGTTCAATCGAAATTATTCAATTCAGTTCGACCCACAGCCTGATACTACGGGAGGTACAGTCAAAGTAGTGTTGCACGTGTATGCTGCAGCAGGAGAAGATTTCACCTTTCTACGCTTTATGGGAGCCACCCCATTCAAATACTAAAAAAAACCGAACCAGATGCCTATTGGCTAATGGAGTTTGTTTCCACTGATTTAATCACAGTGGTTTTTGCTTACACTATTTAAGAAATCGTGATTTAATCCCACGATGTCAAGCGAGGAGACGCTATATAAATGAAATGTGCCCTGCACTATCCAGTCTTTTAAATAGTGGGCACATGCTCACATTACCA